ACCGCAGCTCGAGCAGCAAGACGCTGCGGGGTTGAGTTGTCCCTTTGTTGTTTGGTTCGCGCACGGGACTTGCGCTTTTTCTTTACAGAATCGTGTAGGGGTTCGTCAGCCTGGCGAAGTTTTTTATCGTAGTAGCGCGGAGGTTTCATTTCACGGCCGCGCATGATGACGTGATCTTGGGGATAGACCTCACGTCCGAATTGTTGGAGCCAGTCGCGACCGATCGCGGGTCGCAAAGACATGGTGATGTATTCGGGCTGCAAGTTAATTATTTCGCCCGTAGCAAATAGCACACGCTGGTAGTGGGATTCGGCTTGATCGCCGTTAAATTTCTTGAGAACGTATGATGAACAATATGCGGCAGTCTCATATGTGAGAGCGCCCAAGGAGCAAAAACCAAGACCCCATAAATTATCGAGAGTTGTTGACGTAAACAAAGGGGAACCATTGCGAGAATTTTTCCAAAATTTTTTGTCATCGAAGTCATGTCCAAAAAGTAGAGCGTGATAGTGAGGGCGGCCAAGATGGCGGCCATTGGATCCGGTAACAGTGCGAGGAAGTTTTTTGACGTCCTCGGGATCCTCGCCATATTCACCGCAATGGAAGAAAGAGATTTTTTCAGGAGCAACAGATTTCCGAAGCCGTTTCATAAATTTTTGAAAATCTGCGCTATTTTTAATAAGAGATCCGTCCTTAGGTACGTTCTCTTCATTAAATGTTAATGTTATAAAGCAGTTGTTTTCGTATAGTGTGCTTTCGTGTACACATCGCACCGCCCATTGGCGGGATCTCTCCAAGCGACACCCTATACACTGACCGCAAGGTACTCTTATTGGTTTATCTATCCAACCGTCATTGACATTAAAGACGATTGGATATTTACCGGAAGGATTTATTTGACGGGATCTATAACCCTTTATTGGATAATAGCAAGGCATTAAAGGCGATAGCCGCCCCTCATCGGACAAGACGTCATATTTTTTTTATGTACTCCCGAAGCAGTACGCGAAAAATATTTTTTATCTCGCCTTCTATTGTTTCTTTTTCTGAACATAGGATCACCCCCTTTCTATTTATAATCTGGTGTGAATAATTGATGAAATGGATTTAGATCCTTAAAGGCTTGTCCGATAGGCAATGATATATTCCTACGGAACCAATTTGTTTTACTTTGTTTTTCTTTTGTATTTATTTCAGCTTGATTTGCGGCAATAGTTTTATTCGAATCTAATATTGCCTTTTCTGATTTTAACTTAGCTTCTTGTGCAGAATTTACGTCCGATTGTGTCATTTCTCTACGGATCTGCGCTTTTGTCATCAAAGTATTTAACGCTACTTGAGAAGCCGAAGAGAAATCTCTACCGGCATTTTCCCAAGGCGTTTTTAAATTTGGTACTTGCGCCTGTGCTGACGCTGAACCACCATATTTTGCCGATAATATTGGATTTAAGCCGGCGGCTCGAAGATCTTTAACCTCTCTTTGATGTGCTGAATCTGTTTCTGCTTTTGTTGCGGCGAATTGGTCTTTTGCCAATTCTATTTGATCCTCATTTGTTTTTTTTGCAGAGTTTGATTGTACAATGGATCCTATTAAAGACGGTATACCACCGACTATTGCCGTTCCGGCCTTTTTTATCCAATCCCACATATTATCTTCCTTTCCGGATCTTTTTCCCTTTTGATACTCCGACGAAGAAGGACACTATGCCGCCGATAATTGAACCGGCGGCCAGACTTGCTGTTGTTGCGTTAACTACTAATCCTGTACTATCTACGACAATATGATCTACTTGTCGTCCTACGTTTTCTGTTACTTGTTTACAATCTACATCGGCCATACAGGCCTGATAATTTTTAAAACTTTCACACCCGACCAACACCGCAACCGTGATAAGAAGAATACTGACGAGTACTGCTATCCTGACATCTTTTTGCATTTTTATCCTTTGGTAGTTGAAACGTACAGAGATCGTTTAACATACATTGGAACGCGTCTTTTTCTACAATATGTACTTTGTGTATACATTTACTCCAATGCCTTTTACAATACTTGTTTTCCATTTTTTGTGAGCATTTGCTCATAATAGTTATTGTTAACTACGTTATTTCTTAAAACACTCTCGACGAGAGAAACTTTGCCGGCGGATCCGGATCCGGATCCACCGGTTCAAAGTTAACTAGGGGGTTAAAAATGGTCTATTAACCCTGGTACGCTGTAAACCGGCATTGGCCGCGCTGTCATACATTGGATATACGAATCGAATATAAACTGCGGTTCTGTTGTCACAGCCATAATCCTAGCCATTGGCGGCGTTTCCTCAATGAACGTAGGGCTAAGAGTAGGTGCCGAAGCGAACTCTTGGCTTAAATGCCAAGGATCTAAGCTTGTGGCATATGTTGACCGGAATTTCCCGGTAATTTTACTTGGGTAGTATCTGTATTCTGCCCACCTTTCTTGATATCCAAATACCACTTCATCTTCTACTTCTACACCAGAGCAGAAGATCTCTTTTTGAAGCACTGCTTGTTCTCCCAAATGGGCCAATCCTGGCCAGTAATAATCCCATCGTGTTGATCGGCTAAACATACGCGGTAAACCTTGCTGATATGTTAGATCCGCACGTACAGAACATAGGCCGAGAATAACACAGTGTTCCGTGAATGATTTTGTGAAACCGGCACCATTAACTGTGATCGTACCAATCGCTGATAGTGTTGCTTGTGGAGATCCACCGTCGCCGGTTGTGGTTTCTGAAGTTTGAGCCACCGGATTAAATTTTACCGGTGCGGAAGATCCGCCGAGATATTCGGGCCTTTGTAATCTTGCGTCCGGAGATACAACTCCGAAATGGGATCGGATCAACTCTGTATACCTAGATCCGCCCCTTGCGTCGCGTTCATATAATTTTTGTAACTGGAACGCTTGTCGTAACGTGTTTATCGTTGCCGCTTGTGCATTTGATAAATCTGCATATATACCTGGATATCCTGTATTGTTAGGATCTTCCAAAACGAACACTTTTTCATACGCGTATGTGTCGTTTATTGTCGTATGGTGTGAATCTGGATAGTTTGTCGTCGCTGTTTTTCCTGTTTCATATACTGCGCGTGGTCCACTTGCTTGATAATCGTTATCCCCTTTTCCAATACCTACCACCGGTGCGAAATCTCCTATTGGTAATTCTACTCCAGGTCCTTTTTGCGGCCAGGGTAAGCACGACGTGAAATAGTCGTGACGTTTTCCACGTTTTAATAAAACATAATCTGTTGAATCATCTGGCCCGTCGTCAATATCGACGACGACAGAATCTTGAATATTTTGATCGCGAAACCATTCATTGTAAATTAGGTTATACGCCCTGTGCCAAAAGGCACTTACTGATAATTCGGCCACGTCGGTAGGTAATCCGAAATAATCGGATAATTCTCCAACCGTCCAACCGGTTGAAGCCGGACTTACAATTTGTGGAACCACAAAGTCCGTAGGATCATATAGCGGCGCCGGATCCTTTCTTTCGCCCATAAATTTTTGAAAATTTGTCCACAATAACCTTAGTGGCACAGCGAAATAGAAAACGTCCATATTTAGATTATCCATAATTGGAAATATTGGCGTTGCCATTCTTGCGAATAGTGTTGCCGATAAATTGAACGTATCTCCCGGAAGGGCCTCGTCAATATAGAACGGTATAATATAACCGGCGTCGAATGTTGTTTTATGTGCGTGAGATCTGTTAAACGTAGACCTTGGGATATCTGCTGTTGGAACTTTCGAAAAATCGTGTTTCATAACACTTTTCATCTTTTTTTCCTTTCTTTTTTTGAGTGACCCCTTTTTGGTGTCACTCCGACCTATTATATCAAGTATATAATAGGTCGTCCTGACACTTAGTCAGGATCTGCCGCGTCTAACTTGGCCTGACCTTGCTCCGCAAGGTCTTTTTTCTGTTTGTCTTTAAGATCTGCGGCGTCATTGATGATTTTAGCTTGGGCCGCGATCTCTTCTTTTGTCAATGGCTGTAATAAGCCCATTTTACGGGCTTGTTCAGCATTTGCCGGATCTGCTACATAGTCCAATAATTTTGAAACATCATTTCCGAACTTTGCTCGGATATCTGATGGTAAATTTTGGAAATTGTTTTGAGCTAATGCGATCCGGTTTGATATATTCATAAAATCGGCTACATCGGAGAAATCTCCAAAGTAGCCAGGTTTTTTTACATCTAAGGGATCCCCAAGGATCCCTGTTTTGTTATATCGCGCCATAATATTATTTATATTTGCTTCTTTTTTATACTGCTGTTGTGTTCGTGATTGACTTTTTTTATCATCTTTATTGAATGTTAATTTTACTCTATTTCTAATCATTTGTTTTTTTCCTTTCTGATTTATTTTTTACTATTTAATATTTTCAACGAAGTCAACAGCGTTAGCTATCCATTCTGGCGTTAACGGTACAAACGTTCCGGCCACGTCGTTATACTCCGCTAATTTGTTTAATGAATAATCCTCTGGGTGTTTTGCAATTGCACTGTTTTTATCTGCAACCAGATCCGCGAAAGCGCGGAGAGCTTGTCCTTGGTGCGGCATAAAAAACGGATTTGAATAACACTTTGCTTTTTTGTCGAAGATTGAAAAGACGTTAAGTTGCATTTTCGTAACTCCTTTTTAGGTTGGTTAAACGTGATTTTTTTACTTTTTCTCTGACTTCCAGACGAGCTATTGTATTCTCTGGATTTTGTACCGCGTGTTTTGCCCGAATTGCTTTTATTCTCCTACTTTCTTTCTCATTTGTCAAATGATAAATCGAATCATAATATTTCGGGGGCTTACACTTAATTCCCCCTCGAATAACAGTAAAATCATGGGGGTAAACATCCCCCATATACTTAACACACCAATCATGTCCGACGCCAGGACGACGAGACATTGTAACAAACTCAGGAACCCGGC